CCCAACTCTATGTTTATTTCATCATGAGTAGTAGGAACTACTGTTACATCTATTAAATTAGATAAATCTAAATCTGTATTACCTTCTAATAATATATCTGCTCTTTCTTGAACTATTAAAAATGTATTTTTAGGAATTTTAAAAAATTTAGAATCTTTTGTTATTCCAAAATTTTTAAAGTTATTATTAATAGTTTCAGAAAATACAGATTTATAAGGTTTTACTAACTGAGATAAGTCATTACGTCTTTTAGATGAATTTTCAAATCCTTCTTGATACTTGTTACCTTTAGGATTAAAATATTGTTTAATAAGAATTTCTTGTGCATCTGTCAAATACACTGACTTCTCATATAAATCTATATCAGGAGCTGCATTTGTTGCAATACTATTAAACAATATATCAAACTCATTACTAAATTCAGTACTAGTCATTATTCAGTTTTTGCAATTAATAAATCTTTTATTTCTTGGTTTTTAGGGTCTCTTAAAAATCTTATAGATTTATTAAAACTTGCTACTTCACCTTTTCCTGCTAATTTAATACCATCTTCAGTATAATGTTGTTTATTTTTTACAACTACAACTTTTTTATTAATAGCTCTTTTTAGTAAAGATTGCGTTTCAAAAGTAGGGTCATTAACTAAAGTTAAAAACTTAGTAGGTTCTTTGTCTACTCTTTCTTCTACTTGTCCTTGTAACCATTCTAATTTAGTATCTTCTGCTACTTGTCTATCTTGAAGTAAAGAAATTACACTTAATAGCATTTCTCTATTATCTTCAATTTTAACATAAGCTTTCCATGCATCTTTTACTAAATCTAATGCTTTTTTAGATTCTTGACCAATTTCATTATCTCTAACAATTGCAAATTGAAAAGTTTGTTTTTTATTTCTAGATTTCCAATCAGGAGCAATATCATCTTTATTAGCTAATAGAATTTTATAAGATATATAATCACTTGGATCAGATAGATCAAAATTATTAGAAGAAGATTGTTTATATAAATTTACATATTTAGTATGCCAATATTCAGAATATGCTGATAAATTTAAATCTGTTTCAGTTTCTAAAAATGATTTTTCTTCAGCAGTCAAGATATTTTTAATTACCCCACTTCTTAAGGCTGGGGCGCAGTATTTTTTAACAGATTTTTCTAACATTCCACCTGAAATAACATGGTTATCTTCCACGTTAGCTGCCATACCTTTTTTTCTTTTAATAAATTTTAAATTTATACTTTCTTCTGGTAATTTAAAATTGCTTACTTCTTTTTCCTTTGCTTTTCCCATTATTTTGACATTTTATTTTAATAAAAAAGGGTGATTTTAGGCTCACCCTTTAAGACCTATATTAATTATTATTATTATTATGCTGCGTAATTAAACTTTAATGTTGCAGTTCTAGAAGAATCTTTTACCATACTTCCTGTACTACACATAGCTGTCATAGTTGCAGAATCCTCCATATGTTGCATTTCTCCACCTCTTTGACCAGTGAAAGGATTTCTAATACCAGATTTATAACCTCTTAATTCATCTTCACCTTTAACTTTGATCTTTTGAATATTAGGCTCTTCCATATCTCCAATATAAAGAATGTCATAACGGTAAGATTCAATTACACCACCATCAGGGTGAAGTACTTTGTTTCTAACCTTATCATCATACATTGGATCAACTTCTAGCATTACATGTACATTATTAGGAGCTTTCCATTCTGTGAATTGGAATCCTGCACTAAATGAATTTTTATGCAATGGTGAGCTAGCTTTTTGAATTGCATTTTGACCTGTATTATCAAATCCTACTGTCATCCATCCAGAAGCTTCTTTAGTTACTGCTCTATGGAATTGTGCAGCTCCTCTTTCTCCTGTTCTTACAACAAATTTACGTTGATCAAAATCTAATTTACCTTCTGATAGCTCAGAAAGCATATCTTCTAATAATCTAATTGAGAAAGTGTTATATCCAGTTGTATTAGATACTTCCATTTGTTCTCTAATACCAGAACCAGCTTTAATCTCAATGTTAGACTTACCTTTGTTTAAGAAACGTCCATTAGAGTCTCTGTTTGTTTTACCAAACATAAGTGTTCTAGCTTTAATACGAGACATTTGTCTCTCAAACTGCCAATATACTTCTTGCATCCATGTTACAGACTTGTGTACTTTTCCGCTACCATCAGTTGTTTCAATACCTGAAAAATAAACTGGCTTAGTTTTATAATCAATCATTGCACCAGACTCCTTATGTTCAAATCTTAATGTAGAAACAGAGTTTCTCATTAAGTAAGGAGAAGTAAAGCTGATACCTGCACCTTCAGTAGAAAGTTCATCTTCTACATAAGCAGATTCAATACTAAATGCATTACCAGGAGTAAATTCATCACCAGGAGCACCTGCTAATGTTTCTTCACCACCAAATAATTCTACTTCATAGACATATCTTCCACCATCTTCAGAAGGTTCTCCTAAAATTCTATATTGATAATCATCAGGTCTAATACCTGCAATTACTTGAACTTTAGTAAATATTTTTTCTTCAAATACTAATTCAATGATACCACGTTGTGCTCCCACTCCTGAATCAGAAGGATCTACTACAACACCATCAACTCTAGCTTCTTCTAAAGCAATATTTCTTTCATCACTACCAACTAGTTTCCATACAAAATCGTCTGCTGTTTCTAGCATTTTTTCTGGGAACTTAGATAAAGTAGTATCTAAATTTTTCATACCTGCATTTTGAAGCAAAACAGTTGTTAGCTTACTAGCCAATTGTGGTTTTGAACCAAATATAGCACCGATATGGTTTTTAGTAGTAAGACCTGACCAAGCCTTACCTTTTGTCATTACAAATTTTCCAATACTCATAGTTTATAATTATTTTAATTGTTTACATGTTTAGTTCTTCCCCAATTCCATCATAGGAATCAGCATCATTTAAAAAGTCAGGAGATCCTGAATTCTCAAATTTAGAATTACTTCTAAGTGCATTTTCAAAATCAGAAGTAACCTTACTTGTTGTAGTGTTCATCAATTTAGAAAAGTCATTAAATCCTTTGGTTAAAGTATATAAGTAATATAATTTAGTATCAAAATTAATAGGATCTTCTCTCCTATCTTTCATTAATTGATTTTCTGGAACATCATTTTCATTTTTAGAAACTATAGATGTCATTGTATCATACATTCTATCTTTAATTTCTTTATTTATTTTTACTCCATTTATAATTTCTTCAGTATTATAAACAGAATTTTTTAAATCATTATCTATTTTTTCTTGCTCTTGCAAGGCTTGATTTCTTTCTGCTATTCTTTGCTCTTGAGTTTTTTCAAATTGAACTTTTTGATATTCTTTTAAACTATCTAAAGATTCTTTAGCGTCATCTAATAATGATTCTTCTCCTAATGTAACAGATTTATTTAAAAGTTTAATAGCTCTTTCTTCAGGAAGTCCCTGTGCTTTATAATCTTCTAAAATAATTCTTTTACTTAGATCTTGATTATTTTCTAATGTTTCATCATTTACAGAATCTAAAGTTTCTAAATCAGTTTTATAACTTTGATACTCTGATAAACTGACACCTTTTTCTAATGCTTCAAAACCTTCTTCTCCAAGTTTTGATACAATCATTTCTTTTGATTTACTATCAATTTCAGATTTAACTAAATTAGCTAAATCTTCTTCTGACTCTAGTTTTGTTTCTTTATTAAAAGAAGAGAGTAATCCTTTTTCAGACAATAAAGTTGCAAAGGAAGTAAAAATATCAGGGGAAGTATCTTCATCAGAATTACCCTCTTCATCTTTTTCTTTACTAACTACGTCCTCTGAACTTTCTTCCTCTTCATCTTTTGAAGTATTGGTATTGTTCTCGTTAGTATTATTATTATTTTCTTCAGAATCTTCTTTTTTTTCAGAATCTTCTTTTTCTTTTTCAGATTCTAGTTTTGTTGTTTCATCTAAATTTAATTGAACATCTTCATCTGTTCCAAAGACTCCCATGTCAAATTCTTCTTCATTGTTAACTTTTACCATTTCCCTTTATTTTATTGTACAAATATACAACTTTTTAATTATAAAAACAATATATAATTTAATTAATTATAAAATTGTTTAATGTTTACATAGCTATTTTGAAGATTTATTTTTCTTTTGCATTGCTATTTTTTTATCTTCTCTTTGCATTTTGTCCTTATGCATAGTCATTTTAGCTTCTAACTCTTTAATTTGTTCTAATTTGTTATTTTTTAGTTTTTCATAATCTAGTTCTAATTTCTTTTCATTTATAGGATCAGCAACTCCATCATCAGAATTTTTTAAATTAGCTACATATCTTTTAGTTTCTTCTTGTCTTTTAGATATATTATCTTTAATATTTAATTCTCTGTCTGCTCTTTCTTGTTCTTTTTGCTCTTTTTGAGCTTGCTGTTGAAGTTCTTGTTGCTTTATTTTATTAGCTTGTTCTTGTTGCTGCTGATTTTGTTTATTCATATTGTTTTCAGCTTTTTCTAATTTCTTTCTCATTTCAGAAATACTACCACTAAAGTAAATATCAGTAATAACAGAAAGAGGTCCACCTTTTTGAATAAATGCTTGAGCATATTGTTTCATAGATTGTTCTAGTTCTGTAGCTTTAGTACCACTAGTCAAGGTTAATCCATAATCTGCTTCTGATATAGAATCATCAGATAAATCTAACAATTTAGTTGTTTGATCATCTAATATAAATTGTGTTTTCTTTTTATTATTTTTTAAAGCTATTTTAGCAGTTTCTAAAAATGCAGTTAAAACTCTAATTTTAACATCATCATGTTTACTAAACCAATACTCTGTAATATGTGCAGATTGATTAACAGACCTTTCAACTCCTCCTACAGTTTCTCTATTAGATATTTGACCTTCTCTTTGTCTAGAAACTCCTGCAATTTCTCCCATTTCAAGTTTAATGAATTCTAGTAATTGCATATGCTGTTGTATATAATTACCTGTCTCCATATCAATGGCTCTACCACCAACTGTATTCATTCCTCCTGCTAATTTACCAGTAGAAGCACCTTTATTACCTTCTTTAAAAGAATCTACTACAGCTATTTTATTAGTAACTGCAAAATGCATCCATTTCTCTATTTCCCAATTATCTGGTACTTTAGCTAAATCAAGTTCAAAAATTTTACCATAGTTTGTGGCAATAGATTTATTTGTTCTATCCCATATAACATCATATAAATATTGGTAGTTTTTCATTTTATCTACAAGTGACACTGCTCTACCTTGGTTGGTATTATATACTTCTCCTATAATCCCAGGACTACAAAAAGATGGATTAGATACTTTATTATATTGTACTTTTTTAGGTTTCATTTGAATATAAATATCCTTACCTAATTTAGTGCCTTCCCACCATTCATTAACCCAAAGATTTTTAGACTCTTCTCCTCTAGTTTTATCTTCTATATACTCTTCAGATCTGTATTTATATTCTACATCTCCAAATTCATCATAATATTTTACTTTTTTAATTTTCTTTAAAGATTTCCAATAAACTCTAATAACTCTAATGTTACCATTTTCATCAGTATAATCTGAACCAAAATAATGACCATTAACTTCTGCTAAATTAAACATAGCATCTAAACCTCCTGCAGGTCCTCCACCATGTCCTACATAACCATCTCTAAGTAATACGTGATTATTATCATCATCAGTGTAACTATTATTAGTTCTTTTAGTAGAATAATCCATTATGTAATCAATATCATCAGGTTTTAATTCCTCATAAAATGTATCAACAATTCTACCAGGATTCCAATGATCTTCTAATATAATTAAATCAGAATCTTCAATTTTTTCTGACTTACCACTTCTTACACAATGTACTTTTAATGGATTAAGTTTTTTTAATTCTGGCTCATTAGAAACTATATCTATTTGATATATTTCTTCTGCCATAATTAAAGCGTCTTTAAATCCATTATTAAATGTTCTTTTAAAATTTTGCTCACTAGAATAATGTTGTAATATTTGTGTAGCTAATCTCTCTCTAATATCTTGGTAGTCGTATTTAAGAAAATCTTCTAATTCTTTATATTTTTCTTCTAATTCTTCTTTGCTATAATTTCTTTCAAAATAAGAAATCATTTTTTGTTTAAGTTCTTTCTTAAGTTCTTCTTCTTTAGTAGAAATAGCATCATGATTAGTGACTAATACTTTATAATCAAATCTACGATTTATTTCTTCACCTATTAATAAATCTACTTTAGCATTCATTACTGGATGATGAGGTATATTATCAGGAATAAAAGATGCATCAATTTGATGAGGATTTACAGTATTATGTAAATCTCTAATATCTACTATACCATTATATAAATTAAGATTTATAATTTTATTTTTTAAAGTTTGACGTACTACCTCATTATGATAAAATGAAAATTTATCAGCTGCATCAACATTATCTTTTCTCCAAGATTTTGTTTTTTTGCTATAAGGCAATCTTTGTCTAGGCTGTTTTTTATTATGTATAACACTCATATGTTTATTGTATATTGTGCAAATATAATATTATTTATAATATTATAAAAATATTTATATATAAATTTTATTATTTTTTATGATCACTCATAGCTGAATTAAAATCTTTATCTATTTTACTTGAAAAATTTTTAGAGAAAAAAGGATCATCTGATAGCTGATTTAGTTTCTTTTGTTTATTTTCTTTTGCTTGTTGATTTCTTTTTTTTCTTTCTTCTCTAAGTATCATTAACATTCCCATAGAAGAAATTCTATCAAAGTTACCATCTGCATTCCATTTAATAGCTTCTTCTAAATAACCAAAACTTCTAACTTTATGTAAATTCCATAAATTATCTTCTCCATAAGCATCTGTCATCATCCATTCAGCTTGTAAATCTCTACCTAATTTATTTATAGCTGCACTAGCGTGTGTTCCTTTAGATTTATTGCCATACTGAGCTTTAGGAGTAGTTAATTCCATATCTTTTAGTATTTGTGGAGTATCACATAACAAATATAAACAATTTCTATTTTCAAAGTAAGCAAATAAACCTTTTAAATTACTTTCATAATTAGCTTGTGCATTATAAAACTGTAAAAGTTTCATAGTATTATTATAAGCAGTTTTAGCTAATTTAGGTCTTGCAGTGTACTCTGCAACAATTCTATCTGTCCATGTGTCCATTATAAACATAGAATATAAAGAACTACCTTTGTCAGAGTCAATAGGATCAATTCCTGCTATATACCTTTCTCTAAATACTACTCCTTCTCCATTTTTTTTAGGCATTTCAAAAATTTCAACAGCACCAGTCTTATCTGCTGTAGCTAAATCATATCTTCTAATAGGATGTAAATCAGAATTTACTTTCCATTTTATATTGCCTTCATTGTTTACTACTAATTCTCCTACATAATGATTGGAAACAAAATCTTCTTTCTTTACATATATGTTTTCAAAGTATTCTTTAATATCTGATACTGGAAACACAGTACCTTCTGTTCTCATAATAGCTTCTTGAGGAGTAATAGGCTCTTCAGCTTTCTTTTGAGTAATAGAAGAAGAATCAGATGAACTATATTTTACTTTAAACCTATCTAAGCAAATTTCTACTAATGCTTTAATAACGTCAGGTTCTCCTACTTTTTCATCATAACATTCATTTCTATTTAAATATGCTCCCCAAAAAAATCCACATTTTATTTCTTCATTTGCATTTTTATCAAATACATTTGATATTCCTAGTATGTTGTAAGCTCTAGGACTATAAAATAATTTTTCAGATCCTTCAAAAGAAGCTCCTTCTACACCTCCTGT